TGCGTTCCCACGGGTAGCGTTAGCCATGAGCTTCGGGTGGACAGGATTCTTTCGTCAGGGCGCGTGGCGCGAGTTCCGGTCGTTCATCTTGAACCAAAAGCGGGATGCGTTGCCTCGGCTCCGGGCCATCAACGCCGAGATCAACCGCATCGGGTATCTTCGCGTTCTCTACTCCCGGTTTGACCCCACCGATTCCACCTCGCCGATGAGCGAGTCTCGTGTCGGAATTGAGGTGTCCCGTGGGTCGGCGCTTGAGAAGCTACTTCAAGCGTACATCGCGCAAGGTGGCAACCCGTTCGACATCTCGATGTTCTTGCACTTCGACTCCTTCCGAATCTTGGAAGAAGAGGACGAGACCATCGTGACGGAAAGCGAGCCCTACGGCGGCGTCGTGTACCCGCAAAGTACCGACCCGGTCGAAGGGGGGCTATACACCGGGGGTTGGTTGCCGTTGTGGAGGTATCCCCCACGCAAATTCGGCAACAACATCACCTACGTTACCGAGTCTGCTGAGATGGCACCGGCCATCCGGCAAGCACGGGATTGGACGAACCGGGAGATCCGCAACCGGAACAACTTGGAGGCCCGCATCATCAAGTTGTGCGACCTCCGGGAGCAACTCGCCCTCGAGCGGGACGAGATCCTACCGCAATCCGTTGGGGCAGCAGCGTTCGGGGTTGATTTCGACCCGGACGTTTTCGCCGTCACACACCACACTTCAAGCATCATCAACTTGATCGATGAAGTGTTCTATCCAAACAAGCTACCCGACGGGAGCTACGACTTCACTAGGCCCCGATCCACCGAGATCAACCCCGTGTACCCCGTATTGCTAGAAGACGCCTCAACCGGCGAGGAAGATTGGACCGGGTTCGGGTGAGTCCGCTCGCGTTCCCTTCTATCACTTCCGCGAAGGGAACCCATCGTGAGCCGTGACTTTCAAATAGCGTTTCCGTGCCCTCATATCGTGGGTGAGGAACGGGTGGCTCTCAGCCCCGATAGGCGGAGCCTCATCACCCGCTCGCCTATCGCGGGCGCAGGGCTCGCACAAGTGCTCGCCAACAACGAGTACAACGTCACCCCTAGCAAGGGGTTGATCACCTCGGCGGTGTTGTCCTCGGGCTTGTCCGATCCGTTCACGATCATTCCCGGCGAGCAGACGCTCATCATCCGTTCGACGATCCACGAGGCAACAATCACGTTGCCGAGCGGGGTTGTCCGGGTAGATGACCTTCTTCCGAGCCTCAACGCGGCGGCGGTCATACCCAACTCGCGACCCGCTTGGATCGCCACGAAGGTCAACAACTCCATTTCGATCCGGGAGAATCTCCGCCTCGGGAGCGAGTCCCAGCTGAAGGCGCTTGGCAACGCCACGACCGCCCTCGGCCTCGACCAACAATTCGGTGCGACCGGACGCTCAGTCACCCCCGCATGGTCGCTTGTGCGCCGCACGGCGGTAGGGGCGTTGCCGGACATGAACATGGGGTACGAGATCCGCTTCAACGCGCCCGTCTCTCCCAACTACTTTTGGTCCGTGACTTACACGACGCCGTGGAATATGTGTCCCCGGTGCAAGGGCACCGAAGTAGAAAACGACTACAGGTTCAATTCGCAAGGTGAAGCCCTCACCGTTGTCGATAACAATCTATTGTACCAAACCGTATTGAAAACGGTGTTGACCATTAGAGGGTCAAACATCTACTTCCCTTGGTACGGGTCAAATGTGTCATCGAGCATAGGTGCCAAAGCGATTGCCGGGGTCTCCGCTACAATCCGTGAGAGCGTGCAACAAGCGTTGCGGAACTTGCAAAGCCTTCAAACTAGCCAATCGAATTATCAAGTCGTCACCCCGAAGGAGCGTCTCTACTCGGTGGACAACCTCTCGGTGACCCCGGCTACTGACGACCCCACGGTGTTCCTCATCGACCTACAAGTACGAAGCTACAGCTTCGACCCCGTGAACATCACCATCGTCTACACGGTTCCGGGTGCCTATGCCTTGCCCGGAACGAATAGGCTATCGTTGGGGAACTACGGCCAATGACGGATCTCAAGGTACTCGGCCCCGACGGTGTACTCCGCGATTCGGCGGCGTGGTCTACTACTAGCCCCAAGAGATTCTTCACGGGCACGGTGCCGGAAACTGCTGCCGACTTGGAGGTCTCTATCCGGGGGGCGGCGTTCAGCACCGACCCCTCGCTCATCATGTTCACGGCCTCGGGGTGGATGGTTCCCAACCCCGCCGCCTACCCGGACGGACTCGACCTCACTTCGGGTGCGAACGTCATCCGGGTGCGGTCCGTGCCGCTCGTTGGTACTCCTTCCGCCCCCGTCACGGCAACGGTCAACCTCCTCTCATCCCCTACCGTCCTACCCGTTGAACCCCCCTCGGGTATCACCGTCGAACGCCTAGACAACTCGGTGAACATCTCGGCTCGCGGCCTCGATGACGCCCGCATCACCGGCTACTTGTTCTACGCATCCACAATCGCCGGAGGGGGAGCCGAAGGCTACACCCGCATCAACGCCAACCCCGTCTCTGTTCCCGTCCGCAAGGAAGAGGTTACGTCTCTCTCCTCGCTCACGACGAAGAACTTGCCCGCTGTTGCTGATCCCTTGTTCGTCCGGCTTATCGTTTCGCAAGAAAACCTAGCCCAAACAACTCTTCAAACCGATGTAGACACCCGCGTCGAGATTCCCGACACGGTCACTGAAATCCAAACCGACGTAACGCTTTCGTCGGTGGCGCAAGTCAACTACTACGAGTTTCTACACAATCGGCGCAATAATCTATCCTCGGTCCCCTCAACCATCCCGGTCACAACATTCACCCTCATCAACCCCTCGAGCCCTCTTTACTACGTCGTAACGGCTCTCTACTTCGATACGGCAACTCAAATCGAATACGAGTCCTACTTCTCCACGGAAGTAGTAGCTAGCCCGATTGAAGTACGCATCCAAACGCAAGCCCTACCCGTTGTCACCCGCCAACAAATCATCCAAGACGCCGTCGCTTCCATCTATCGGTCCAACCGGGACATCGCAGTTCAACCCGGATCCGTCATTCGTGACACGTTCCTCGACCCGTTCTCATCCGAAGCGGAACGAATCCGATTCCTTCTTGATTTCGTCTACCGGGCAAGCTCCTTCGACACGCTTTTGCTGATCGATGACCCACTCGGGACCGGGGTTTCACTAGCGCCGGAGCAATCCTCGTACAAGCAAAGCCTCGCCCGTGCGTTTTTCTTGGCAAACGCGCAAAGCGCCCAAGCCATTATCGACGCCGCCTTCGATAAGCTCGCGGCCAACTTCGACGTGACTCGTATCCCCGGCCAACGTGCCATTGGAGAAGTCCGGTTTTACACGAGCACAACCCCCACGGCTTCTTTGCAAGTATCCCTCGGCACTCTCTTGTCGGGCGGGGGGCGCACTTTCCGCACGACTAGATTTGTTGAGATCCCGGTATCCCAACAAGCGAGCTACTTCAACCCATCCACGGGCGAATACTCTGTCACTTGCCCTGTTCAAGCCGAAGAAGCCGGATCTAACGGCAACGTCGGCCCTCGACAAATCACCTCCGGTGCCCCCTACGGCTTGAGCGTCACCAACGACGCCTCGTTGTTCGGGGGCACCGACTCGGAATCGAACTCGCAACTCGCTGCTCGCGCACGTCGCGCCCTCTCCTCGGTCGATACCGGCACTCAACAAGGCTACCTACAGCTTGCGGCGGGAGTACCGGGGGTACTCGAGTCCCAAGTTATCGAGGCGGGCAACCCGCTCATGATGCGGGATTTCGATCCCGTTACGGGGGATCACGTCGGCGGCAAGGTGGACGTGTGGACGCTAGGAACTCGCACAGCCACGGTCACCGACACGTTTGCTTTCACGTTCGTGCGGAAGCGCGACGTGCAGTTCGTGATCGTCGGTCCCGTCGGGGCATATCGGTTTCAATCGCTCGATCCTGATTTGTCGCCCACGAACCCGATTGCTGCGATGCTCGACTATCCAGCGCTCGGATTGGGACTTCGCAACGCGACAACCGGCCTAGAGTACGACCTAACGGGCGTCACGTTCATCAACTACAAGACCATCCAGCTATCGCTCGCGGTGCCCCAACCGCCGGTCACGCTCACGGATGTCATCCTCGGGGACTACCGATACCGGACCGGAGAAAAGTTCGTCTTCACTCGACAACCCGTTACGATTCTCAACTCGGTCACGGGTGAGGTCACGGGCGATCTTAGCACGGCGACCTACTCGCTCGTCCGGGCTAGCTCGCCGCTTGTCCTCGGTAACTCGACCAAGGCGGGCGACTACCTACAAATCATCGACAACCCCACGGCTACGTCTCCCTCGGGGGCTATTCTTTCGGTTGTGAATGAGAGCCACGTCATCGTCGGCGAGTACGTCGAGTTCGTCAACCGGCTCGGGGCAGACTCGCTCACCCTCGTCGTCACCAACTCCACGAGCACGGTGACCTACGCGAGCCCGTACACGAGCGCGACCCCCGATTACACCATCATCGAGGGCACCCAAACGACCCCGCTCGGCATCAAGCGCACTAGCACGAGCGCCATCACCGACGGTGAGACGGTGCTCATGAGCTACAGCTATGATGAGAACTTCACTGTCAACTACGACGTGAATCTCGTCACGAACGCCGTTCAACAATCCATTGATGAGGCCAAACACGCGACCGCTGACGTACTTGCCAAGGCAGCGGTTTCCGTGCCGGTGGACCTCACTGCCACCGTTATTTTGAGGCGGGGTGCGGTGCGATCCACGGTTGATGGCGCAATCCGGGCAAATCTCGGGCTTCTCTTTACGTCCCTTGGAATGGGAGACCCTCTTCGGCGCTCGGATGTAATCGCTACCATCGATAACACAACGGGAGTATCGTATGTCGTTGTGCCCCTCACTACTCTATCGAGGGGAATCCTCTCGCAAGTAGTGTATGACACCATCGAGGTATCCCAACTGAGTGACTCTTTTAGGGTCAACGCATGGTCGAACGTCACCAACGCCGTGTGGCTCTTGACCGACCAACTCACTTCGCAAACCTCGACCGGAGGCGGTCCAACGGGCGACTTCCGGGGGGTCTACCAAAGCGATTACTTGCTCGCGATGCAAACCTCGTTGCCTGCTACGCTCGGCAATGGGTTCGGTCGCTCCTACATTATCGGAGGGTCCGGGCTCGACATCCCCGGATACTCAGATGACGCGACGCTCACGGCACAAGGGTACGTCACCGCCGCCGAGCGCGAAGCCCGACGGGTAGCCATCACGCAAAACCGGGTGCTGGTCTCGTTGAAGGTCGGGGACGCACCGTCCAACTACACCTATTGGGCGACCTACACGACTACGGCATCGCAAGGGGAGGTGGATATTGTGACCTCCGATGCCGAATACGTCGTTCCGGGCACTTGGACGTTCACCTATGATGAGGATAGGTAATGCGAATCAAATTGACCTTTGAAGAGGACGATAAGGAAAACGCAGAACTAGCTATGAAAGCTAGGTCTATGCACAACATTTTGTGTGACCTAGACAGGGAGCTTCGCAGCAAAATCAAACACGGTGACCACTCCGAAGAGGTGCGTGATGCCTATCAAGAAATCCGTGACCTCCTTCGTGAGATGATTCAACAAGAGAACATCCCCTTTTGAGGGTAGCCGATGTCAAACGAACCCAAGTCACGGGGTGAGTCCGGGTTGCTTGCGGTCTTGCCGGAAGTGCTCACCGGCCCCGACGCGCAAAACCCCGCGCCGTTTGACCAAGAGGGCCAAGTAGACGAGTCCCGCGTCCGGGCACTCGCCGACCAAATCGTCCGGGTCTTTCTCAACTCGCTGCCGTCCAACTATGTCTCGCAAACTCGGGGACCGTACTACGCGCAGCAGTTCCAAGCCGCCGCCGAAGAGCTAGCCCGCATCCAAGCGGCCTCAGAAGACGCCTACGAGGACGTGGACTTCGACTTCACGCGCTCGGAGGTGCTTTGGCAGTTCCTCGCGACGCTCGTGTTCCCGGACGCCGAGAAGTACGGCTTGCCGGACCTCGACGGGGACATCACCTACCGCGAGTTCCTCAAGAAAATGGTCGCCTTGCTCCTCAAGGGGAGCAAGACCATCACGCTCTTGCAAGGCGTCGAGACGCTCACCGACGCCGAGGTGTCCATCCTCGACAAGTCGGAGTTCATCGGCTTGCCGGGGGTGGGGTGGACGTTGAACGACAGGTTCACCTTTGAGGTGAACGTCTCCAAGCATCGCCGCACGACCGTATGGGACGACACGACGGCGAGCGACTACGACCACTACCACACGGTTAGCATCAACGCGGCGGGTGAGGGCAAGACCACCGGCACCGTGTGGACGGGGACGACCGGACCCGCACACACGCACACGATCACGGGGTTCCTGCCTGATCTTGTGTCCGCGACGGGGCTCGGGTCGCACACGCACGACCTTCTATCGAGCTTCCCTGACCTCCCCATCGAGCTTGAGCGC